TTCTTTTATATTTTTTTCCACCTTTTAAAGTTGCATTATTAGCAGTGTTCATAGCGGTTAATATATCACGGTCGCGAATTTTCATGTCTTCATCTGTTAACCATCCATTTTCTCTTTCTCTTCTATATTTTTCGTGTTTATTATGTGTTTTATGAAGAACGCGCATAAAATCCTCTGTTTTTTGTTGTGGTGTTCTTTTAGCTTGTTCAGTAGTTTTTGATTTTGTTTTTGTACCACCTTTTGATTTATGTTTTTTAATAGTATATTTTTTAATAGTATATTTATTTCGTTTTGACATGTATATATTAATTAGTTATTATATAATTAATATATCTAAATATACTTAGATAAAAATCGATTTACATCTTCAATACTACTTGATGTAATAAAGGCGCTAGGAACATATTCTTTATTTCCCTTGTTCCATACAAGTATACTTGGAATACCAACAACCATTTTTCTGCTTTTCATAAACGCGTAAACATCAAATGAATCATCAACATCTATATCAAAGCATTGTACATTAGTGCCCATTTTAGAAAAATTATCATCTACTGTTTGTTTAATAATATGACAAGGTTTACACCATTCAGCACCAAATTTAACAATTATATGACCAGGATTGTTTGGTAAAATATTTTCTAATAAATCTTTACGATCGGCTATTTCAGTAAATATATCTTTTTGCATATTTATTATATTATATCATACTAATTTTTAAATTTATTCTAAACATATATTATATGTTTTTATTTAGAGGAACAGATTTGCTGAAAATATATAAGTTTTTTAGACATGGTTCTCATAATAAATATCAATTTAAGATAAAAACACTATTTATATCAACAATATTATTTAGTATATTATACTTATTTCTAGATGATTTAGATTTCAGTGGTGTAAATATTGTACAAGAAAAAATTAAAGATGAATTGATTGAGAAAACGGTAGAAAAAGAAATAGATCAAAATGTACCTGAAGCCTTTAGAAATAAAGGCTCAGAATTATTACCAGATAGAAATAGTGATCTACAAATGGATATAGCAACAGAAGAAGTAAAAGACGAAGTTAAGAAAGATGATTTACAAGCAGAAAGTATTGAACCATCCATTTTAATGAAATTTTTTAATCGTTTTTACTTTTCAATAAATACAGGTTGTTTATTAGGATATGGTGATATATATCCAGTAAGTTCATCTGCTAAAATTTTAGCTATGATTCAAGCGATGATAACAATACTACTTATTTTATATTAATTTTATAATAATTTTTATTTTTAGTTTGAAATTTAAAAATAAAAATTGGATATATTTTAAAAATGAAATGTATATACTGTAATGAATTAGGACATAAAATATATAATTGCGATAAAGGAATGGAGTTAAATAACTTATTAGACAATTTAATTCAACCTGATTTTAGTAAGTTAACATTAAAAAAATTACAAAGGATTGCGTCTATGAATAGTATTAAAATATTTTTAAAAAAAGAGGGGCTTGTATCAGAAATGGAAAAAATATGGAATGAAAAAAATAGGTTACGAAATATTCATTTTAATACGGATGAATGTAGTATATGTTTAGATAATATTTACAATAATAATTTGTCTATATTATCTTGTGGACATAAATATCATTTTAACTGCATAGTTGATGCTTTAAAAACAAAAAGCAATTGTCCTCTGTGTAGAGCGGATATTGATATAAATATTAATACATATGTAAACGAAGAAGAGTTTAATTTTTTTATAGAAGATAATGTAAATACATTAAATACATTGATTTTAAATAATAACATAAGTAATAATAATAATAGAATAATAGAATATTCTAATAATATTGGTAATTTTTTTAGTTATATTTTAAATGTAATTAAAATTATAAATGCTTTAAAAAATAATCCATTTGTTCAAATTGTAGGACTATTAAATTTCTTATATTTTGTTAATAATATTTATTTATTTATAATTGATGATACTTATAATTTTTCATATGATTTCATTTGATGTCTTAATTTTTCAATATATCTTTCTTTTTTATTTAAAATATTTTCAATTTGATTTACATTTTTATAATCTCCTAATTTCATTTCTTGTCTTATATCTTTTTCTAAAAAATTACACCACTCATGTCCTTCAATATAATTACAGTAATCATTAAATACTGATTTATAATGATTATCTTTTTTGTTGTTTTCATCTTTTGTTTTAAAAAGTGCTGATGCATATCTTAAACTATCTATTTGATAATAAATAGATTGTTTTAAACTGACAGTGCATATAAAAGCACTATTACAATTATGTTCAAATAATGGTTTTATGGCTAATGTTAATAATGTTCTTCTGTAAGGAATATAAGGTTTCTTAGCATGATGTGCTCTAATACATTCTTTTAATGCGAGCATATTTAAATTAATATTATTGGCTTGTTTTTGTATTTCTGAATTTTTATTGTTAGGATCTCCAAATTCTTGGCCAGCCATATCAACAATTACATATTTTTTCTTTTCATGATAAATAGTTATAATGGCATGTGATCTTGATGAATCTACATTCATCTTGGTAGACGCGACTGTTCTATTATCTAATATAGTCTTAATTATTTCATCAGCATTATGTACTGATTTTCGTATATTATCTTTAATAATAAGTTTATCTGTTTTAAAATATTTGCATTTATTATTATTATTTATTAAATCTAAAATATCATCCTCGTAAATTTGAATAGCACTAATAGATACTTCTGATTTTGTAGATAATAATAGATGGTTTAATAATTCTTTTATAATATTTGTAGTAGTATATGTTTTACCAGAACCAGTATATCCAAAAGCAACCCAATAACTTACAAAATAATGCGATGATTTTGAATATAAATCATGAAATATTTTGCTATTATTATAAGAAGTATTCCATATTTTATTAATTGTAAAATCATATTTCTTTTTATATTGTTTATAATGAATTTTAACACTTCCATTATTATAGGTAATATCTTTTTTAGAAAAATCGCAATCTTTTACACGAGTGTAAACACGCAACGGCATAGTATAATATGTTCACATAAAAAAATTATAATTGTGATTTAATTAATGTATTTAATTTAATAATATCAATATGTGGTAAATCTATATGACTTTCCCAAAAATATCTACAAAAATGCCATAATATTTTACAATTCTCATTATGTAGGTCAGGATAATTTTTAATTAAAAATTGTTGAATTTTAGTTGGAAGTAAATTTAAACTATTTTTTGGTAGTACATAAGATAACTGTGTATATTCATGAATAGGATATGTATTTTTATCTTCAATTAATGTTGTGCTAAATGTTGGAATATATTTAACTAAATCCTCTAATAATGGAGGGTAATGGTATTTATAATACCAAGTCCAATCAGGACATCCCGTATTATAATATTTAAATGTCCATTCTAGACCTTCTAAATAGTTAATACAGATATTTTTAATGAGATTTTTATCATACTCAATATTAAATAGTTTATCATAATAACGATGTTGCCAATCCGGTTTATATGGATCTATATATTCTTCAACTTTCATGTCTAAGATAGGTAAATTATTAAATCTTTCTTCTAAATATTTAGGGTTATCCGGGTTAAAATGTCGTTTTTTGAATTTGCTTCTAATTGCGTATTCCTCTATTATAAAATCTTCTTCATTATTTGATAAATCTTTTATTAAATTTTTTATTTCACCCCAATTTAAAGAATCATTTTCTATTAAATTATTATTAGTTACAACATTAAGGTAGGCATCATTTAAATTTTTAATACCGTTAGTTCTAATGTTTAATGCAGGAAAATGAGGTAAAAAATCATTTCCTAAGAAGAAACATAAAAAAATATAATTACTACATGTATCATTATTAGAGTTATCATAGAAGTGTTCGGATATAATATATTTGAGTTTCGGAATATTTAATAAATATAGTTCATTTGGATTAAGTGATTTATCAATAGATTTAATAAATTCAGGAGTTTCTCTAAACAAATATAAATTTTTATTGTACTTTAAATGATTTAATGTAAGCATAATTAAATCAGCATCTAAACCATATACAATTGATGTTTCATCATTAGAGTTATTTCTGATATGTTGATATATTTTATGTTCACCTTCGCCTGGTTCATCGCTACACGAAATAAAAATGTCAGCTACATTATATTTGGTTGGTTTTGAAAAATGATTTTTAATTTGTTTACATAATTTAGTCATAAAATTGGTCCCAGGTGTAATCGCACAACGATCAAATGTTTTTTTATATTCGGGTAATATTTCTTTATTAACTTGTTCTGTAAACTGAGATTTATATCTTCGCGTTCGTTGTTGTTCTAATTTTGCAACAGGAGCAACTCCGTCAAATGCTATAAATATACTTTTTGTTGGCTTTATTTGTTGAATATAATAATCTATTTTTTCACAAGTATATTTAATTACTTGATCTTCATAATTGTCATTATTAAATTCAACAGAATATAAAGCATCATAAATGATGGAGTTACTATCTAAATAAAAATGATATATTTGCTTGTCTAATTTATTTAAATTATCTATAATAGAATTATAATTTTTAATTAAATATGAAAAATATGCTGGAATACCCATTATTAAATATAATATTGTTTTTTACTTATATAGGTTTTATTAATTGATATTTTAGTAATCTATATAATGTTTATGATAATATTAACAAATCGTTATAAAAACAAGGTTTTTTAAGTAAAATCTATATATATTATTTAAATTATAATTTAAATAATATATTTAAGCATATATATACATAGATTTGATGAAAAAATCAAAAACAAGTATAAAAAAAGAAGCGATCGAAAAGGATACCGTTACATCATCAAAAAAAAAAACAAAAGAAGTAGATAATAAAAGTAACAACGATGTTAATTCTTTTATTCTTTCAAAAATTACTTCTTTTCAAGAAATAATAAAAAAAACAATTATTGGAATACAAAAATATAAGGGTTTAGAAATACTAGGCGTGAATGAAATTAATATATGTTTACAATCTTTAGAAAAAATATCATTAGAATTGAGTGAAATAAAGAATACAATATCATCAACATATGATAATACATTACAAAATGATTTTATTTCAAAGCTACAAGAAATAAATAATGAATTGTCTAGTATATTAAAAAATTTTGGAACAATGGATTTAGAAGATCTGATTACAATATGTTTTGGATCAGATTTTATTAATACAATAGTTAATGATAACAATAGAGAAAAATTTGAGGTAATTAAAAATCATGTTCATCCTATAGGATACAAGGTGATGGTATGGAAAGATACAAAAACAAAAGATACAAAAACAAAGAAAAAACTAAGTAAAAATAAAATAGTAGAGGACCATTCTATTGTTGAATTATCAGAAAACTTTGATTGTTTTGATTTATCAAGAACTAGTCAATCTTTTTTAACAAAAGTTTATGGCATAAAAATAGCTATACAACACGAAGTTTTGAAAAAAACATTAATAATATGTGGAATAGTAGATGACATACCACAAAATTGTATAAATTATTCTTTTACTATAGATAAATGTAATAATTTAATAGAAAATAAACCTGATTCTCAAGATTTTGTAGAAGAGGATAATACATTTACCAACTTCTTAAATTCATTAACCATGAAAGAATTATTAGTATATTCTAATGATGAATTGTATAATAAATATGTAGGTATAATTAATCAGTTGGAATTATTTAAGCAAAAACCTATTTCTCAAATAGTAAAAGAGTTTATCAATGGTGAATTATATTATCAACGAACTGTTCTAATTCAATTATTATTAAAAAATAATAATCAAGAATTTCAATATTTGGCTTACTTACTTTATGATTTATTATCAAATGATAATAACTCAAATATTGATACTAGTGAACAATCAATATTATTAGATACATTACCTTGGTCAATTAAAACACATTTTAAAGAGGCAATGAAATTAACAATAAAGTATACAAATGATTTATCAGAATTTGATAATAATAAAATTCCCCTTGAACAGCAAATATGTTTATTAAAATGTAAGGATTCAATTAAAGAAAAGGCAATGGTAAAATTAAAAGAAGTAAAAAATAAATCTGAGGATTCAGGGACAAAAGCCAGACAATATTTAGAAGGTCTATTAAAAATACCTTTTGGAATATATAGAAATGAGCCTATATTATCAGTATTAGATGATTCTAATATAGAATTTACTCAAATAATAAAACTATTAGAAGATAACATAAAAACAACAAATTTATTTCAATTAAAAGAAAAATATACTAATTTGGAAATGACAAAATATATACAACTAGTTAAAAATAAAATTAAAAATGATGAAATTAATTTTGACGATTTAATTGATTCATTAAAAGAACTAAAAAGAAAGGAAATAGTTGATATAATAAATGAGATAAATAGTATAATCAAGGATAAAAAAATAGCGTACGATGATAAATTATTGCACTCAGGTAAAAAAACATCCTTTATGATTGATTCTATTGTTGATTTTCATAAATTTTGTTTTAAAAATGGTATATTAAATTTAATTGAAAATAAATTGACTTATTTAAATATTAATAAATTTATTAAATATGAAAAAATGAATGGCGAAATTGATTCTATTATTAATAAAACAAAAGATGTTCATGATTATATACAAAATGTGTCTAATGTATTAGACGAATCAGTACATGGTCATAAGCAAGCAAAAAGACAAATAGAAAGAATAATCGGTCAATGGATTAATGGTAATAATACCGGATATTGTTTTGGCTTTGAAGGTCCTCCAGGTGTAGGAAAAACATCATTAGCAAACCAAGGTATTTCAAATTGTTTAAAAGATGAAGAAGGTAAACCAAGACCATTTTCATTAATAGCAATTGGTGGTTCATCTAACGGAAGTACATTAGAAGGTCATAATTATACTTATGTTGGTTCTACATGGGGTAGAATAGTAGATATTTTAATGGAAAAAAAATGTATGAATCCGATTATATTTATTGATGAGTTGGATAAAGTAAGTAAAACAGAGCACGGTCGTGAAATAATTGGAATATTAACTCATTTAACTGATCCGTCACAAAATTCAGAATTTCAAGATAAATATTTTAGTGGAGTAGATTTAGATTTATCAAAAGTATTATTTATTTTTTCCTATAATGATCCCGAATTAATAGATAGAATCTTATTAGATAGAATTCATAGAGTAAAATTTAATCATTTAACATTAGAAGATAAATTAGTTGTCGTTAAAAAACATATAATACCTGAAGTAACAGAAAAAATGGGATTAGTTGATAATATTACTTTTACGGATGAAGTAATAGAATTTATTATAGAGCATTATACTTATGAACCTGGTGTTAGAAAGTTAAAAGAATTAATTTTTGAAATAGTAGGTGAAATTAATCTTCAAATACTTCAAAATAGCAGTGGTGATTTTGAAATTCCATATGAAGTTACTAAAGATGAAATTATATCTAAATTTTTAAAAGAAAGACACCCCATTAAACATCAAAAAATACATAGTGAATCTACACCTGGTATTATTAACGGATTATATGCTAATGGAATGGGTAAAGGTGGTATTATTTCAATTGAAACATTCTTTTTCATTTCTACTGCTTTATTAGACTTAAAATTAACAGGACAACAGGGCGATGTTATGAAAGAAAGTATGAATGTAGCTAAAACATTAGCTTGGAATTTAACCACCGATACTGTAAAAACAGACTTAATGGAAAAATTTGAAAAAACAAAAAATCAAGGTATCCATATTCATTGTCCAGAAGGCGCTGTACCAAAAGATGGTCCTTCAGCAGGAACAGCAATTACTACATGTATTTATAGTATTTTGAATAATAAAAAAATCAAAAAGGATTTTGCGATTACAGGTGAAATTAATTTACAAGGTAAAGTAACACAAATAGGTGGTTTAGACTTAAAGATAATAGGTGGAATTGCTGCCGGGGTTAAGAATTTTATATATCCTGAAGAAAATCAAATAGATTTTGATAAATTTATGGAAAAATATCAAGATAAACCTTTAATTAAAGATATACAATTTTTCCCTGTAGATAATATTCATCAAGTATTTGATATGATATTTGAAAAGTAAGATAATATATATATTTATTATGTTAACATATATATATTATGTCTTCATCTAGTCCACAAACATATCCAGTAGCAGCAGAAGGAGCGGAATTTAATCCAACCAATATATTTAAATTTATAGCGGCTGTTTCTCCTATAATATTAACATGGTTTTTAGCAGCAGCTTCTATATTTAATCAAGACATAAAAGGAATTATATATTTAGCTGGATTACTACTTGCTATATGTATTAATGTTTTACTTTCTAATATGATTAAAAGTAAACCATTTCCAGAAAGAAATGCCGTATGTGAAATATTTAATTTACCATTTGCTAGTACTTATAACAGTCCATCCGTTAACAGTATGATTATAGCTTTTACCGCCGCTTATTTAATAGCACCTATGAGAGAAAACGAACAAATGAATTACGGTATAGTAGCATTTTTAGCTGTTATATTAGTTATAGATGGAATAACTAAAGTAACTAATTACTGTACACCTATTGCCGGAGTTATACTAGGATCATTATTGGGCTACATGTTAGGGTATTTATGGTTTGCGTTATTTAAGTCAACAGGCAATGAGTCATTATTATATTTTAATGAAACATTAAGTAATAGTACAGTATGTTCTGTACCAAAAAAACAAACATTTAAATGTTCGGTTTTTAAAAATGGAGAACTAGTAGAAACGCTATAACTTATTAATTAAATTTATGTTTGTTATTATTCATATATTTAATGAAATTTTTTTTAACTCGATTTCTATTCATATTTTCTGTTAACATTTTAGAATTCATACCTTTAATTGAAAAATAAT